ATAAAACTATATTAACAAAAATCATTCGTAAAATAAAATCTTTTAATAAAATAGTAACATACCACACATCTGACATGTTGTACATTAATGGCGATAATTTCATATTTGGAGTTGATTTGAAACTAATTAAATATGTCGGTTTAGACGAAAGTAAAATAATAAATAAAATTAAATGTCTAAGTAACGTTTTTTTGAGTGATAACGAAATAATTATAGAATATAAGAAGTATGTGGAAGACCTAGGGTTGCCTAATAAATACATACCATACCTATACTCTATAACACATGACGAAAAAGATATTACTAGCAGCATTTATATTCCCAGAGAGAGTTGAATGGTTTTTAAGTTATTTGAAAAATAAATTTAACATTGACAAAAAGTTTGTCTTTTGTTTTAAAAACCTAGATGATGAATCTAAGGTTATAGTTACATTTAAGATAACTCTAACTGATGATAAACCATTAGATTTGAAAAACTTATTTCCAAGTGCGTTACCAATACATAAAAAAGGTAGTACTATCTATACAATAAATGCTTTAAACAAATTAATCGAAGAAACAAACCCTAATTCTATTGGCAACATAGACTATAAATCTATTAAAATAAACTGGGACGACTACAAAGATAAATTCATCTTAACAAATAATAATAAATTAACGTTTTTAAACATAACACGTATTTTTTAGTTTTATTTGATATTTATAATATATAATAACAATTGATTAAATAATTGTGTATGGAAACAAATAATAAACAAAACGATAATGAAAAAAATTTAAATACATCATTAGATGCTTATTTAAATCAAGGAAACGACCCAAATATGGACTGTAGTTCTGGTGTATGCGTAATCAAAGGAGATAAAAGTTTAGTTGAACGTATCAACAAAAAAATAATAACAGAAGACGGCAGACAATTATTATTCTAATAAGATGATGAAGAAAAAAAATAAATTAAACCCAGAGTTATTAAAAGAAGAACTTAAAAAATTCAGATTATTATCTGAATATTCTTTTTATAAGGGTGAAGACGAAAAAGTATATGGTGCAGAATTAGATAAACCTATTATTTTAGGTGATGAATCTTACGTAAGTGAAGCTGATGAAGACCTAGAAACTGATATCCCAGTTGATGATACTGATGTACCTACTGAAGACCCACAAGCTCCACCAGTTGACGATACAGAAGTTCCACCAGTTGATGATACAGAGATGCCTCCAGTTGATGACGCAGAAATGCCTCCAGTTGAAGATTCAGAGATACCACCAGTTGAAGAACCAGCACCAGCTGGTGATGAAGTTGAAATTGATGTAACATCTATTGTAAAAGGAACTGAAGAAGCTAAAGCCGCAGCAGAAGCAGCTAACTCTAACGCTGAAACATTATTAAAGAAATTAGATGATTTAGAATCTAGAATTTCAAACATGGATGCATTGGGTAATAAAATTAGCGAATTAGAATTAGAGTTCAAAAAAAGAAATCCAACTCCAGTTGAAAGACAACAATTAATTTCTTTAAAAGGGTTTCCTTTCAATATACCTATAAGTGAATATTGGGAAGATAAAGACGAACAAGATGAAAAAGAAAAAGAATACGTTTTAACACAAAAAGATGTTGATGAATTCAGTGATGAAGACATCAAAAATAGTTTTAACGACTACGATGAAGAAGATATTAAATAAATTAAATCCTCTTAACTGAGGATTTTTTTTTATTTTGTTTTAAAAAAATTTGCATTTAGTTAATTAGTGTAGTATATTAGAAACAATAAAATTTATGTTTCAGATACTTGACTTTTTCAAATTTTGAAGTATATTTAATTTAGATTTTAAAAGTAAAATAAATAAGTAATAACAGTAAAAAAAAAAGAGTAAAAATGAGTAATCAAAAAGACACGCTATCAGAAATGTTAGCACAGTACGAAAAGAACAATTCGCCTAAGTTCGAAAAAAAGGCTGAAAAGGTTTACGACCTTAAAAATTATTTCAACACTTACATCAAAGAAGGTGTAAAAAGTGCGGTTAAAGAAATCAGAATTTTACCTACACAAGATGGTTCTTCTCCATTCGTAGAAGTACATGGTCACAAAGTCTTAATTGACGGTGAGTACAAAACTTTTGCATGTTTAAAACATGAGAAAAACGAACCATGTCCATTTTGCGAAGCTTACGATGCGTTAAGAGCAACTGGTAAAGAATCTGACAAAGAATTAGCTAAAAAATACAAAGCACGTCAAATGTATGTTGTTAAAGTAATTGACAGAGAACATGAAGATGAAGGAGTTAAGTTCTGGAGATTTAATCATGATTATCGTAAAGAGGGTGTTTATGATAAAATTCATGGAGTTTTAACAGCGTTAAAAACTAACCGTAATTTTACAGACCCAGAAAATGGTAGAGATTTAGCTATTACAATTAATAGAAATCAAAACAACATTCCAGTAGTATCAGCAATCGTTTCAATGGATGCAACACCATTACACACTGATAATGAAATCAAAGAAGAATGGTTATCTGACTCAAGAACTTGGGAAGATGTATATTCAGTAAAATCTTATGAATATTTAGAAATTATTGTTAAAGGTGGTATTCCAGTATGGGATAAAGATGAGAAAAAATTTGTTGACAAAGAAACTTTGAAAAACAATGCATCCTCTGAAGATTCAAAAATGGAACAAGAATTAACAATGGGAGTTGAAAATGTGAAAGCTAATATCCAAAGTGCTTCTACAACTAAAGCTGAACCAGTTGTTAATGAAACTGCTGCAACATCTGAAGAAGATGATTATGATTTACCTTTCTAAGGTAAACAAAGAATTAAAAAGAGGTTTTCGAACCTCTTTTTTGTTCTAAAATAATAAAGTATTAAAAATTAAAAGTAATGGCTAAAAAACCTACAAAAAGTCCTATAGAAAAAAAAGAATTTGATTTAAGTGCATTTAAAAAATCACAAGGATTAGATTTTCAAATAAGAGAAAAAGAATTGGCATGGATTCCATTGTCTGAAGCTTTTCATGATGCTGTTAAGGTACATGGGATTCCAATCGGTTATTTTACTAGTTTTAGAGGTTATTCAAATACTGGTAAATCAACTGCTATATATGAAGCTATCGCTGGTTGTCAAAAATTAGGTATTTTACCTATTATTTATGAAACTGAAGGTAACTGGAACTGGACACACGCTAAAAACATTGGTGTTGAATTTGAAGAAACAGTTGATGAAGAAACTGGTGAAGTAAATTATGTTGGTGACTTCATATTTTTACAAGGACCAGACTTATTAAGAATGTATTCTACTTACGACCACCAACATAGTAAAATGATGACTAAACCATTAAGATACGAACCAGTGGTTGAAGATATTTCATTTCACATGAATACTATGATGGACGCACAACAAGAAGGTACACTACCTAGAAACGTAGCTTTCTTTTGGGATTCAGTTGGTTCAATTAACTGTTTCAAAGGTGCGACATCTAAAACTACTAACAACCAATGGACAGCTGGTGCATTAGCGACATGTTTCAAATCGTTAATAAACTATAGAATTCCAGCTTCTAGACGTGAAGATTCAACCTACACAGCAAGTTTTGCTGTTGTGCAGCAAATTTGGTTAGATAACGAAAATAAAGTTATCAAACACAAAGGTGGTGAAGCGTTTTTCTACTCACCTAGAATGATATTCCATTTTGGTGGTATCTTAACTCACTCAACAGATAAATTAAAAGCAGTAAACAAAGGTAGTGAATATCAGTTTGGTGTTGTAACTAGAATCAGATGTGAGAAAAACCAAGTTAATGGTGTGGAACAAAAAGGAACTATTGCGTCAACACCACACGGTTATTGGAACCCAAATAAAATTGATGAATACAAAAAAGAATACAAAGATTTCTTGGGTAGTCATTTAGATATGGGTTATGGTGATTTTGAAATCCAAACCGAAGAGATAGGGTTGAGCAGAGAAGATATGTCCGCTTAATCAATTGTTTAACAATTAAAATTTATGCTGTGAATAAAAGACCACCAAGAAATGGTGAAGCGTTAAAAAAAATAAAAAATACATTATTGGTAGATGGCAATGCTCTTTTCAAAAGAGCATTTGCTGGTGCCAAAGATGAATACAACGACAAAGGAGAATTTGTTGGAGCTTTATACCAGTTTATCACACTAGTTAGAAAAATGCTAGTGGAAGATTTATACCATCAAGTCTATATATTTTGGGATGGTAAATTAAGCGGCTTAGAGAGGTTTAAAATATACAACCCATACAAGAGTAACCGCAACAAAGATTTCGTTAATCTAACGGAAACTATTGACGAAGAACAAGCAATACAATTACAAAAAATCTGGTCTTACTTAAATGAATTTTATGTAAGGCAATTTAACTATGACTATATTGAAGGTGATGACCTAATAGCGTATTATTGCCTTAATAAAGAACCAAATGAAAAAATTACTATTTGTACTAACGATACAGATATGGCTCAACTAATCAACGAAGATATTAAAATTTATTTTCTACACATTAAGAATTATGTTGATATTACCAACTTTTCTTCGTATTTTAGTTATCATGTCGAAAATGCTGCCTTGATAAAAACAATGATTGGTGACACATCAGATGTGATAAAAGGGATTAAAGGGTTAGGGTTAAAAACATTGCTGCAACACTTCCCACAGTTAAAAGAACGAGTATTAACTTTAAATGAAATAATAGATGAAGCAAAAAAATTGCAAGAACAAAGATTAACAGAAAAAAAGAAACCTTTAACGGTTCTAAACAACATCATTAACGGAGTTACTGATGGTGTACAAGGCGAAAAGATTTATGAGATTAACAATAGACTTGTAAATTTAAAGCATCCAATGATTTCAGAAAATGCAATAATTGAGTTAGAAAGATTAAAAAACGGTACTTTGGATGGTACTGGTAGAAACATAAAGAAAATAGCACAATACATGCATGAAGACGGAATTGACAAGATAATAGGTGAAGTAAGAAATGAAGATTACTTAGTACCTTTTAAAAAATTAATAGAAAGAGAAAAAAACTTAATTTAAAATAGAATATATGAGCACAGAAAGAGAAAACACTTCAAAAAAGTTTGAAGAACAAAGATTTGAATTTGTATTGTACATTAATAACAATATAATTTGTCAGAGATATTTTAACATTCGTGATTACAACGAAGAAATATTAAAGTCTTTTGAATTAAAAGAGTTAGTAGATAGAATTACTGGCCTTAGTAACGGTGATTTTGGTAGTTTAGGTATTATACCTAAGTATCTTCAAAAGAAATCTATGGAATATTTATGGGGTAACTTTAACCCATACATGGTACCTAGTGAAGAGGTAACAAAACCAACAACTGATAAAGTAGATAATTTCCAATTCGAAATTAAAGTTGATAAAAAATCAGTTATAAAAAGTGAGTTCAGCGGCAACTTATTTCCACCTAAAGTTAGGTATTCTGTAGATGTTAGAGAGATTATCCCATCAATCATGAATGAGATAAGAGGTTACTTTAGTCAAAAATCATATACGATGGTTGGTGCTTAGGCCAACCATCATATATTTATAATAACAAGTTTTTAAAAAATAAAATAATGGCAAAAATAGATAAAAATAGTTTGGCTTATTTGGGTTATGATTATCAGTTAAGATTCATAGCACAAATGTTAACAGATAGACGATTCGCTAATAACATTTTAGACATAGTAGACCCAAATTATTTTGAAGATGCGTATTTACGTATCGTAGTTGCCACGTTGAAAGAAGCTAAAGACAAAGATGACGTTATCCCAGATTTTAGTAGTTTACAAATTAGATTATTAGAGGATGTTGATAACGAGCAGCAAAGAAAATACTTAATATCTCAACTTAGAAAAATACAAGAAGCTGATTTAAATGATAGTTATAAAATCAAAGATATAGCTATGAAATTTTGTAAGCAGCAAGAAATGAAAAAATCTATTACTGAGATTAATAAAATCATAAACAAAGGTAACATCGAAGATTACGACCTATGTGAAGCTATTTTAAGAAAAGCTTTAGAACATGGTGATAATAAAGACGATGGTATGAACGTTTTTGATAGTATAGATACAGTTTTAGAAGAAGATTTTAGAAAACCAATACCAACTGGTATCAAAGGTTTAGATGAGATTATGGACGGTGGTTTAGCTAAAACAGAATTAGCTACCATATTAGCTCCTTTCGGTGTTGGTAAAACAACAATGATTACAAAAATTGCAAATTCAGCTATGAATCAAGGGCTGAAAGTTTTACAAATATTCTTTGAAGATAACCCAAAAGTTATCCAAAGAAAGCATTTATCATGTTGGTCTGGTTTTGACTTAAATTCATTATCGTTTCACAAAGAAGACCTTATGAAAATGGTTGAAGAGATGACAAATGGTAAAGGTCAATTGAAACTTAAAAAGTTTTCAAGTGATGGTACTACTATTCCAGTCATTAGACAATATGTTAGGAAACTAATAGCACAAGGTTGGTATCCAGATATTATATTATTAGATTACATAGATTGTGTTGAACCATCTAGAAAGTTTGATGATGTTAATGCTGGTGAAGGCAGCGTTATGAGACAATTTGAAGCAATGCTCTCTGAATTAGACATCGCTGGATGGACAGCAATTCAAGGTAACAGAAGTTCAATCAAAGCTGATGTTGTTGAGGCTGACCAAATGGGTGGTTCAATTAAGAAAGCACAAATTGCACACTTTGTTGTTTCTATTGCAAAAACATTAGACCAAAAGAATGATAACACTGCAACTATGGCTGTTTTGAAATCACGTTTTGGTAAATCTGGTATTGTCTTTGAAAATATTAGATTTGACAATGCTAAGATACAAATAGATATGGGTCAAAGTAGTGGTGCTAAAACACAAACACAACACAAAAACGATAAAACTGTCAACGAAACTAAAAGAGTTGCATCTGTTTTTGATGCTAGTAAAACTAGAGACAATGTGTTAAATGCTTTAAATGTTCCAAAAGAAGAATAATAATTAAAAAACAAAAAAAAGAATGTATTTAAAAGACAAGACATTAAAAAAAAGGTATTCCATTTTCCCAATCATACACAATGATTTATGGGAGATGTACAAAAAAGCTGAAGCACAAACATGGGTGGCTGAAGAACCAGATTTATCTAAAGATAGATTTGATGAATTGAAAGAAGAAGAAAAAATATACTTAAAAAATATATTAGCTTTCTTCGCAATTTCAGATGGGTTAGTAATTGATAATTTAGCAACAAACTTTTTAAATGAAGTTGAAATCCTAGAAGCACAATACTTCTATGGTCACCAAGCATTTATTGAGCAAGTACATGCTAATGGTTACTCTTTATTGATTGAGACTTATATCAAGAACTTAACCGAAAGAGAAGAACTATTTAATTCAATGGAAACAAATCCAGCAGTTGCTAAAAAAGCAGCATGGGCTGAAAATTGGATTAGTCATCCATCATTTGGTCACAGACTTATTGCTTTTGCTTGTGTAGAAGGAATATCTTTTGCTAGTGTTTTCTCTGGTGTGTTCTGGTACAGAAGTCGTAACAAAATGCCAGGTTTAGGTGCAATGAATGAATTGATTCTACGTGATGAAACATTCCATTATGAATTTGCACTTAACTTGTATAAAAACTACTTAAAAGATGAATATAAGCTATCAAAAGATGAACTTAGAAACATTATTTTAAGCTGCTACGAAGCAGAAAAACTATTTGTTGAACAAAGTATGCCAGATGGTTTACAAGGTCTTACAAAGCAAGATATGGTTAAATACGTACAGTATGTTACTGATATCGTTTTGAATGATTTTGGTTGCAAAACTGAGTTCAATGCTAGAAACCCATTAGAATATATGTCTAGAATTGGTTTATCATCTAAAAATAATTTCTTTGAGAAAAGAGAGGGTGAATATACTAGAGTTGAGATACCAACAACGATAGATGGAATGTTTAATGAAGATTTTTAATATAAATTACTATGAGAATAACAAAAAGAGATAAAACAACACAAGCGTTCACACCGAATAAGATTTTAGCTAGAATCAAAACACAAGCCAAAGGGTTAAAAGTTGATTCAGATGTTTTATTCCAAGAAGTGATTCCTTTGATAAACGATAATATCACAACCACTGAGATTGATGAGATTATTGCTTTCAAAGCTGCTGATAAAATTATACAACATTCCGACTACTCATTATTGGGTGGTCGAATTTTGTTATCTAGACAATCTAAATTGATTGGTAAAGAATTACAACCAGTTGATTTAACTTATGACTTCTTTGCTGCAACTACTTTCTTGACAAAGTATTCAATCAAAGATGAAAATAAAACACCAATGGAATTACCATCATGCATGTATAATCGTGTATCTGGTTATTTACATAATGACAACGAAGAGGATTATTTAGAGTTACTAAATGAAATTACAACCAAAAAAGCAAACTTTGCTACACCGACTTATACAAACGCTGGTGTACCAGAAAGAAACGGTATGATTTCATGCAACCTTACACACTTAGAAGAGGATTCATTTGAAGGAATCGAAAATACGCTTACTAAGATAGCTTCTGCATCTAAAGAAGGTTCTGGTATCGGATTACTAATTGACCCTCTTAGAAGCAAGGATAGTATCGTAGAATCGTTTAAAGGTAACGCTGGTGGTGTCGTAAGATTAGCCGATATGGTACAAGCTAAAATGAGATTCTATAAACAAGGTTCTCGTTCTGGAAGTTGTGCATTATACTTATCAGTATGGCACAGAGATATCTTTGATTTCTTAGATTTAACGTTGCCTATTGGTGATGAGCAATTAAGAACTAGAGATTTATTTACTTCTGTAGTAATCAATGATTTATTCATGGAAAAACTACAAAATAATGAAGATTGGTATTTGTTCTGTCCAAATGACATTAAAAAAGCTGGGTTAACACCACTTTATGAGTTGCATGGAGAGGCATTTGAAGCTGAATATTATAAAGCTGTTGAATTAGGATTGGGTAAAAAAGTTAACCCTAAAGACATCTTTGATTCACTTATCAAATCACAAGTAGAAAGTGGAAAACCATACGTTATGTTCAAAGATAATGCGAACAAACGCAACATGCAAAGAAACATTGGTATTATCAAACAATCTAATTTATGTATTGAGATTTTCCAAGCGTCTAGACCTAAGTATACACCACAATGTACATTGGCATCAATCAATTTGGCTGAACAAGATTCTTTGGAATCAATTGCTAAATCAACCAAAATTTTGGTTAAAGCATTGAACAAAGTTGTTGATAAAAACAAATGGTCTGATGATTGGAGTGAAGCTGCTGGTATGGACCAAAGAGCATTGGCTATTGGTGTTGCTGGTATGGCTGACTTCTTTGCTAAAAGAAAAATTTCTTATGAGAGTGAAGAAGCTAAACAATGGAACAAAGATATCACTGAAACAATGTATAAAGCATTCGTTGAAGAGTCAATGAGATTGGCTATTGTAAAAGATAAAAACTATCCATCATGGGAAGATAGTCCGTATTCAAAAGGTGAAACTTACATCGAAGGTTGGTCACCACTACCAGAAGGGCAGCCAATTCCAATGTTAAACAGTTTAGGTTTAGGATTTATGCCAACAGCGTCTTCTGCAATATTATTGAGTGTGTTTGAATCATTTGAACCAGCAACTGCTAACTTATTTACTAGACGTGTAGGTCAAGGAGAATTTTTGGTTGTAAACAAATATTTGGTAAATGAATTAATTTCATTAAACTTATGGTCGCCAGAAATAATTGATAAATTAATTGCTAACCAAGGTAGTGTTCAAAATATTGTTGAAATACCAGAAGACGTTAGATACAGATACAAAGATGTTTGGGAAATTCCTCAAAGAGTATTGTTAGATTTAGCAATTATCAGAAACAAATTTGTTGACCAATCACAGTCTTTGAACTTGTATCACTCTGATGCTAAATACGGTAAGATTGCTAGTGCACTTATGTATGCGTGGAAAGGTGGATTAAAAACTGGTGTTTATTACACTAGAACTAAATCTAAATTAGAAGCAAATTCAAAATTAGCGTCTAATCAAATTATACAAAATGCTGATAAACCAAAAGACAGTCAATTCGAGTGTTTTGGGTGTTCAGCTTAAAATAAAATAAACATTAAAAAAAATAAGGGGCTATTACGGTCCCTTTTTTTTATTTACCATATTTACTTATAAAAATTTTTAGTTATTATATTTATCTATAAATAATGCATTAAAAATATATAAAGATGGCTAAGTATATCAACATAAATTATCCATTCAAAGACAGTAAAAAAGGTTTTTTCTTAGATTTGAATGAAGACCCAAATCAAGCTTTAAAAGCTGATTTGCTACATTTACTATTAACTCAAAGAGGGCAAAGACTATACATGCCAGATTTTGGGACAAATTTGTTAAAATTTATATATGAACCAAATGATGAATTAACTTACGCTGGTATTTTGGAAGAAATAAGAACAGTTACAAAAAAATTCATGCCAAAATTAACTTTCACTGAATTAAAAATTGAACAATCTGATGAAAGTGAATATGCTGCTGTTGTAACAATGCAATATGTAATAACTGAAGGTGTTTTTGAAACAACCGATATAATAGTAATTAAATTATAATTTTATGCCAAATGTAAATTACGACTCTAGGAACTTTGTCGATATTAGAACAGACCTAATTAATTATGTAAAACAATATTATCCAGATACCTATGCTGACTATAATGATGCATCTGTAGGTCAGCTGTTAATAGATTTAAACGCTGCTGTTGGGGATATGTTATCCCATAATACAGACAGAATGTTTGCTGAAACACAAATAGATTATGCACAAGAAAGACATTCGTTGTTATCATTAGCTAGAACATTTGGATTAAACATTCCAAATAAGCGTGCTAGTTCAACAATTGTAGATGTAAGTATTACAATACCAGTATTTGGTGATACTTTTGATGTATCATATGCTCCATTGCTTAGAGCTGGGTCACAATTTAATGGTGCTGGTAAAGTATTTGAATTGCTTTATGATACAGACTTTTCAAGCCCATTTAATAAAAATGGTATCCCTAATAGAATAGTAATACCTAATATCAATGCTAACGGTACAGTATTAAACTATACGTTAACAAAAAGAGAAATGGTTGTTAATGGGGCGACAAAAATATTTAAAAGAGTCTTAACAACACAAGATGTTATTCCTTTTTTAGAAATTATATTACCAGATAATAACGTTACTGAAGTATTATCATGTATTACATTACCAGGTACAAATTTACAAGGTCAACCAACAAATTCACAATTCAACAATAGTAATATTAGATGGTATGAAATGTCATCATTATCTGAAGATAAAGTTTTTGTTACTGATAACAATAGAGTGTCTCAAAATACTACAGTTACGCCAGGTAAATGGATGTCTACATCTAAAAAATTTATTAAAGAATATACTGATTTAGGTTTTACAAAAATAACTTTTGGTGCTGGTTCACAAAATATAAGTAGTTTATGTGATTTTAACGTTGACCCTAGTTTAGTTAATCAAATAGGAAACTTTATTAACAACATGGCATTAGGTGAAATACACACAGCAAATACAACATTATTCATAAAATATCGTATTGGTGGTGGTAGTGATACTAACGTAGGTCCAAATACAATTACTAATTTAGGACTTTTAGATATGGTAATTAATGGACCTTCTGCTACAATTAATCAAAGTGTTAAAAA